TGACGTGGCTCTTAACTATTCCACTGTTGCTAGCAGTGATCTTTATCTCAAATTTGTTGTTGCTGATCGCAGTGACATTGATGAGGCTGGCAAAGCTGTGCAGGCATATCGTGATGTCGGCATTGAGTGTCCAGTATATTGTATGCCGCTTGGAGGCCGCTCGGAAGAGTATGTCCTTAATGTTAAGGAAGTTGCGGAAGTCTGTATGGAAAAAGGATGGCGATTCACTCCAAGACTACACATTTCACTCTTCGGAAATGCGTGGGGAACTTGATGCACAGTATAAGAACAAACAACACGAAAAGGCTATGAAAGCACCTATTAACAAACCTCTTGATGAAACGTTAAGAGAAAAAGGACTAATATAATGTGGAATAAGATAAAACAGACAGTAAGTAAGATACAAGGCAAACCGCAAGAAATCGTAGAAACTGATGACTCGTTAACACAAGAAAGCATTAACGAAGATCAACGCAGAGCAATTCTTGCAAAGGAAAAAGAAGAAGCAACTGCAAAAGGCGAAGCCTGGGTTGCTGTATTAGATACACAAATTAATCCTGACAACATTAAGAACGGATTCTTTGAGCTCGATTGGAACAATGAATTTATCGAAGAACTACTTGATGCTGGATACACTGGTGAAACTAATGAGCAAATTGTAGACAGTTGGTTTAGAACTATTGCTATGCAAATTTTAGGTGCTGAAGGTCTAGAGACTGCAAGGGAAATGGGTTATATTAATGTAGTACCTATTGACAAGAATAAGAGTGAAGTATCATGAAAGTACGTATAGGTCCATATCGTAAGAACAGAGCAGAGCGAATTGAGATAGAGCCGTTTGACACTTGGAGTATGGACTATACATTGGCTATGATTATTCATCCTATGCTAGTACAACTCAAAGCAACAACACATGGATATCCTAGCGAACTTACAGAAGAACGTTGGAATGAAATACTAGATGAAATGATTTGGGCGTTTGAACAAAAGTGTCGTGATCACTGGGAAGATGATTATTACGGCGACTATGTTGAAGATCAAAAGAATGGGCCAATGGCTGGTAGTTTTGAATGGATTGACCATGACGGTATGAGAAAACACCAAGAACGTATGACAGCCGGATTTAAATTGTTTGGAGAATACTATGAAACCCTTTGGGATTAAAGGTTGACTAATCGTATATAATCGTATATAATCGTATATATAAACAACAAAAGGCAAACTAATGGCAACTTATATTCTAGTAGACACAGCTAACACATTCTTTCGTGCTAGACACGTAGTACGTGGTGATATTGATACTAAAGTCGGTATGGCTCTACACATTACTCTTAACAGTATTAAAAAGGCTTGGCAAGACTTTGACGGTTCGCATGTTGTGATCTGCTTAGAAGGCCGTAGCTGGCGCAAAGACTATTACGAACCTTACAAGCGTAATAGACAAGTTGCTCGTGATGCACTTACACCGCAACAAGCTGATGAAGATACAGCGTTTTGGGAGATCTTTGACGAGTTTAAAAACTTTATGACAGACAAGACTAACTGTACTGTTATACGGCATCCGCAACTAGAAGCAGATGATCTTATTGCAGGTTGGGTACAAGCACATCCTAATGACAATCATGTTATTATTAGTACTGACGGTGACTTTGCACAACTTATTGCTCCTAACTGTAAACAATATAATGGCGTAAGTAATACTATTATTACACATGAAGGCTACTTTGACGACAAGAAACTACAGCCTGTAATTGATAAGAAGACTAAAGAGGCAAAGCCTGCACCGCAGCCTGACTTTATGTTATTTGAGAAGTGTATGCGTGGCGACACTAGTGACAATGTGTTTAGTGCTTACCCTGGTGTACGTAAGAAAGGCACTAAGAACAAAGTAGGCCTTATTGAAGCATACGAAGATAAGAGTACAAAAGGTTACAACTGGAATAACATGATGTTGCAACGTTGGACTGATCATGAAGGCGTAGAGCATCGTGTACTTGATGACTACAATCGTAATGTTGTGCTATGTGACTTGACTGCACAACCTGCAGACATTAGAGAGATTATTGACACAACTATTGCAGAAGTGCAGCCTAAAGATATTACACAAGTTGGCATGCGTCTTATGAAGTTCTGTGCTAAGTGGGATATGCAACGAGTTGCTGATCAGGCACAATACTATGCGCCGTCATTGGCAGCAAGGTATCCAAAATGATAGATGTATTTCCGCTATTTTCTAATCCAGTTATGAAGCATCCTATAGATGTAACAGATTTAGATCTAAGTAGTGTAGTGTGGGGACAGAACTATAATAACAGTATTAGCCAAAGTCAAACCGTTCTAGAACAGGAACCTTTCTTAAATCTTAAAGAAGAATGTATGAAAGGTGTTCGTGAATACTTTTATAATATGATGTCAGTAACAGACTCTACGGAGATTTATATTACTGAGTCTTGGTTTAATAGTACAGCAAAAGACGAAGTACATCACAGACATTGGCATCCTAATTCAATAGTATCAGGCATTGTATACATTGCAAGTGAAGAAGATCAAGGCGGTGACACATCGTTTATCACAAGTAAGTACGAAACAATTGAACTTGATATTAAAGAATCAAACTTATATAATAGCAAGAGTTGGTCAATACCGCCATCTAACGGAGAAATGCTATTATTTCCATCTAGTGTCGAACACTTTGTAACTCCATATACAGGCACTACTCCAAGAATTACATTGAGCTTTAACACGTTTGTTAGAGGCAATATTAATCAACAAGCATTAACGAGGTTAGCAATATGAATGCAAAAGAAATTTTAAAGAACAAATTTTGGATAGTTGAAAACAACGGTCTTAAATTTGGTACTATTAGTTTAAATGACGAACAATATATCCTAAGCACACCTTCAGGTACTCAAATGTATCATACTGAAAAAGAGCTTACTAAAGCACTTGATAAGAAGTTAAGCTGGACTGATTTAGACATAACAGAAACAGTTGCAAAAGAAATACACGGATTTCCAACTAACAGTACACCATTTAATCCTATGTTTGACGTAAAGCGCAAGTTACCGTTGTTTACTAAAAGCGACAAGAGTAAAAGTTTATATGCCGCAGGATACTACATCATTAAGTTTGATAAAGGATGGGTTAAAAGTTTTTGTCCTAAACTTATTACAGTAGAACGTTACACAACTAAAGGTCCATTTAAGACTGAAATAGAAATGCGTCAGGAGTTAAGTCGTGTCAACCGTTGAACCATTAAACACTAATCCTATACAGCAGTTTATCCAACAAGTAAAAAGCGCAGATATAAGTAATCAGCGAGAAATAAAGTTAAATGTTGATCAAGCTAAACGTCTTGCATTTACACTAGGCGAAGTAATGGCAAGATTAAATGGCGACCTTGAACAGATACTTGCACGTAAAAATAGCGGAGCTGATGATGTTATATCAATTAACATGGACGGCGGCAATTCATGGTAATGTTAGAAGGACTATTTTCTAGCTTAACATTAACTGATCAACTAAACGATGTTGTAGATAACGATGCTATTATTAACTATTGCTACAACTTGCGTAAGGGTAATGACTATCCAGGCAACTGGTCTAGCGGCCGGTTACCATTAGATCATTTAGATAGCACTCCGTTAGATAAATTAAAAGCAGAGATCATCGACAGAGCACTTACGGTTAAAAACGGTATGGGTGTTAAAGAAGAACTAGATATTACTATAAAAAATTACTGGGCAAACATATACGAGCCTAGTAGCAATCAAGTGTTGCCATCTACTTCACCACACATGCATAGTAATTACTTTTTAAGCGTAGTGTACTATCCTAAGGCAACAGTAGGTGCAGGATCACTTACTCTTATGGCACCTTTTACAGGACTTGAACACACACTAACGTATATGCATGTAGGCACTCCGGGCTATTTTAATGCTAACAAATGGCACATTGCTCCTGAACCAGGGAAAGTAATTATATTTCCATCATGGCTTATGCACTATGTTGAAGACAATAATAGTAGCGAAGACCGTATTAGTATAGCGTTTAATATTTCTTTGCCTCACTTAGATGTATAAATTAGTGTAAAAAGAGATAAATATATGCGTAGTTAACTAAAGGACACGCATTATGAGTAGACCCAAGCCAACAATACTAAAAGAATTTGTAGATAAGAAAACCTACAAAACTGAGCAGGTTTTGCAGTCTGAAGCAATATGGGCTGTGTTCTTTCAAAGTCAACCGTTTAATCTTAAAAGTGCAAACATGCTGACTAGTTACCCTGGTCCTAAATACAAGAAAACTAGCTTTTCAAATCCTGGGCATGCGCTTAATCTAGCAAAGAAGCTAAACAATCTATTCGATAGCGACGAATTCACAGTAGTAAAACTTACTGCTGGCGAAACAGTAACCGAATGAATTGGAAAGAGACGTATACTAAAATATTCCTTAAGGCAGCTGATAAAGGTATTAGCGAACTTGCTATTAAAGAATATATGCCTGTATGGTGGAAGAACACTCGTGTAAAAGAAACGGGCGGACTAAGACTAACTGACGAAGGTTTTCGTTTTCTTACTGAAGAGCTCGAACTTGCTATATACGAGATACCGTATCCTAGAGATTTCGAGCTTACTACTAATGTAGTAATTTGGATGGACAACTTTATTGACTGCCCTTACTACTTAGATAGGCACGGAATCATTGTAACTAATGAAAAGAAAGCAATGGAATTGCATCTCTTTAGTGGAGATATACGCAAGTACGGACTAACAAAGGCACTAGGTAGACATAAAAAAATATAACTAAGAGACTTAAAATATGGCATATTCAGATAAAGTGATGGACCATTACGAAAATCCTCGTAATGTAGGTAAGTGGGATTCTAATGAAAAGGGCATTGGAACAGGAATGGTAGGAGCACCAGCATGTGGCGATGTTATGCGATTACAAATTAAAGTAGATGATAATATAATTACTGATGCTAAGTTTAAAACATACGGATGTGGTAGTGCTATTGCTAGCAGTAGTTTAGTTACAGAATGGGTAAAAGGTATGTCCTTAGAAGACGCAGCCCAAATAAAGAACACAGACCTAGCAACAGAACTTGCACTTCCTCCAGTAAAGATACATTGCAGTGTACTAGCAGAAGATGCTATCAAAGCCGCTATTGCAGATTACAAATCTAAGTGATAACAATTACTGATGTTGGTGCAAAACGTGTAACCGGCTTCTTAGAAAACAGAGGCAAAGGCCTAGGACTTAGAGTCAAGATAAGAACTACTGGGTGCTCGGGTTATGCGTATATGCTAGAGTTTGTTGACGACCTCAATGACGATGACACCGTGTTTGACTCAAACGGCATAAAGATTATTGTTGACAACAAGTCACTAATAATGATTGATGGCACAGAACTAGATTACACAACAGAAGGTCTTAACTCTGGGTTTAAATTTAAGAACCCTTGGGAAGATGCACAATGTGGTTGTGGAGAATCTTTTACCCTTAAAAAGTAAATAAGAGGTTGACAAATCCTGTATTGATGTTATTATATATGTACAAGTTAGAAATTAGCACTGATAACACAAGAGGGAATACAAGATGGAAAATACAGCATTACGTACAGTAACGCCAAATAGCGCAAAGAAAAGCATTAGACGTGCTTTTAAAAAGAAACGTCCGTTGTTTCTTTGGGGACCTCCAGGTATTGGCAAGTCCGACATTGTTTCGCAAATTACACAAGAATTTAAAAATTCATTATTAATTGATATTCGACTAAGCCTTTGGGAACCTACAGATATTAAAGGTATTCCGTACTTTGATAGCAACGTAGGCAAAATGGTGTGGGGCGCACCTGAAGAATTACCAGACGACGAATTAGCTAGTAAGTACGATACTATTGTATTGTTCTTAGACGAAATGAACTCTGCGGCACCTAGTGTGCAAGCGGCAGCATATCAGCTTATTCTTAACCGTAGAGTTGGTAACTACAAACTACCCGATAATGTTATTATTATTGCGGCTGGTAACCGTGAAGCTGACAAGGGCGTTACATATAGAATGCCTGCTCCGTTAGCTAATCGCTTTGTACACTTAGAACTTTCTGTATCATTTGATGACTGGTTTCAGTGGTCAATCGAAAACAAAATACATACAGATGTTGTAGGTTACTTGACATTTGCAAAGAAAGACTTGTATGACTTTGATCCAAAAAGTCCGAGCCGTTCTTTTGCTACTCCACGTTCATGGTCGTTTGTTTCAGAACTAATTGAAGACAATGACGACGATGAAACTACCACTACCGATTTAGTTAGTGGCGCAGTAGGCGAAGGCCTTGCTGTGAAGTTTATGGCACACCGTAAGGTTGCTTCAACAATGCCTAATCCAACAGATATCTTGGATGGCAAAGTAAAAGAGATGAAAGCTAAAGAAATCAGTGCTATGTATTCCTTAACAGTTTCACTCTGCTACGAACTAAAAGAAGCGTCCGATAAAGGTGATAAGAAGTTTGACGACAAAGTAAATAACTTCCTACGCTTTGCAATGGATAACTTTGAAACAGAATTAGTTGTTATGGGCATTAAGCTCGCACTAACACAATATTCACTACCAATCGATCCAGATGAAGTAGAATGTTTTGATGAATTCCATAATCGCTTTGGTAAGTACATTACTGCCGCACAACAGGCATAAGCTATAAAAGGTGAGCAGTTATAAACACTGCTCACTTTTTCGGTTGACATATATACTAACGATGTTATAATATATGTACAAGTTAACAAAAGGGCAATAGCATGAGCGTAGAAGGCACAAAAAACTGGCAACCAGATCCAGACATTACTCCAGAAGCACTTGCAGAAATGCGTGTGGACGTACTTGATCGAATTATCGTTGCCCGAGTAGGATTGTTGTTACGTCACCCATTCTTTGGTAATATGGCTACACGTTTGCAAATTAAAAGTGCAGACGATTGGTTAGGCACTGCCGCAGTAGACGGTCGTAACTTATACTTTAATACACAATTCTTTAATGCAATGTCAAATAAAGAAATTGAGTTTGTTATTGCGCATGAAATTTTACATTGTGTATTTGATCACTTAGGTCGTAGACTTGATAGAGATCATAGAATATACAATATTGCCGCTGATTATATTGTTAATAATCTATTAGTACGTGATCGCATTGGACAAAAGCCTAGCTTCATTGATTGTTATCAAGACTTTAAATACGACAATTGGGCTAGTGAAGATGTATATGACGACATCTTCCAAAAAGCTAAAGATCAAGGTGAAGAGATCTTAAAACAACTAGGCGAAATGCTAGACGAGCATATCGACTGGGAAGGTGATGATAGCAAAGACGGCGAAAGTGGCGCACCAGCAAATGGCGATGGCGGCAGTGACAGCAAAGAAAGCAAAAGTCAACCTGTTTATTCTAAGGACGACTTAAAGAAGATCAAAGACGAAATTAAAGAAAGTATGATTTCTGCGGTACAATCGACAGGTGCAGGTAATGTACCAGGTGAGATTGCACGTATGATTAAAGATCTTACAGAACCTAAAATGAACTGGCGTGAACTACTACGGCAGCAAATACAAAGTACAATACGTAGTGATTATACATTTAGCCGTCCTTCACGCAAAGGACAAATGAGTGGTGCAATTTTGCCAGGTATGAATGTGCAAGACACAATTGATATCTGCATTGCAATCGATATGAGTGGATCAATTGGTGACATACAAGGCAGAGACTTCCTAAGTGAAATAAAAGGTATTATGGATGAATTTCCAGATTACAAAATTACTGTATGGTGCTTTGATACTAAAGTGTATAATGAAGAAGACTTTACGGCAGACGGTGGTGAAAACTTAGAAGAGTATGAACTAATGGGTGGCGGTGGCACAGACTTTATGTGCAACTGGACTTATATGCGGGAAAACGATATTCAACCTAAGAAGTTTCTTATGTTTACAGATGGGTATGCATGGGATAGTTGGGGTGAAGACGATTACTGTGACACAGTGTTTATTATTCATAGTAACAGAGATAAAACATTGCAAGCACCCTTTGGACATACAGCGCACTATGAGGAAGAAGTAGCTTGAAGTTTAAAGAACCTAATGCATTAAATTTTTTTAACTTACGGAAGGCAAAGGTTCCGCCTCCGTATTTTGAATACATTCTTATACCTACACGATACAATCTAATTTCTAGCCTTGAAAAATGGATAGAAGCAAACCTTAAAGGTAGATACTATGTAGGAAAGACTGTTGGAATTAATAATTCTAACGTAATTGAAGGTATGACTAAAGTAGGATTTGAAGAAGCAAAAGAACTTTCTTATTTCACTTTGGCGTGTCCACATTTAAAATATCATTAAATATATAGACAACACAGGAGTATACTATGTCTGAAGAAATTAAAGAAGCTGTTGCAGAGCCAACAGCAACAGCTGAAGAAGCACCCGAATTAACAGTTAATGACTTGGCTGCAATTAAACAAGTCATTGATGTAGCAAGCCAACGTGGAGCATTTAAACCAAATGAAATGGTTTCAGTAGGCTCTATCTACGGTAAATTAGAAACGTTCCTTAACGCAGTACAGGCGCAACAACCCAAAGGAGAATAACATGGCAGATACAAAACATGTAGGTCGAATTGTAAAGACAAATAAGAAGTGCGGAGTTGTGTATCGTGTTGTCCCTGGTGAACCTGAAAATTGCGTTGTAGTAATGACAGAGAGTTTAGATGCAGCGGATCATGATTCGCTTATTAACCTAATTAATTCTGCAACTGCACAAGACGCATATGAACTAGGTGAAGCAATGGCGCGATCACAATTGTCCGATGGCAGTAACATGCTAGCACGTTTTCATAAAACTGGACGCATGCAAAAGGTTCCAACAAATACAGTTGACCTAACACCTAATAATAATGCATCAATTAACTTAGCCGAACTTAATAAGATTATTGCTGAGCAAAAAGGTGTTACTATTGCAGACTTAGCACTAGGCGGAGCAAAGCCAGTAGAAGAAGGTGTAACTAACGCAGCAGATGCTTATACTACTAACACACCTGTACGTGAAATGGGTGCAATGGACGAAGTAGTTACAACTGATGAAGGTGTAATTACTGACGAAATACTAGCGAAAAAGTTCCGCAGTGATGCAGATCGGTTAAGCAAAGAGGCAGCTGACTTACGTAGACAAGCCGAAGAGTTAGTTCCAACTAAGAAATCAACACCTAAGAAGAAAGTGGCAGCGAAGAAAACCGCAGCCGGTGCCTAAGAAGAAAAAACTTCCAGCTGCTGTCATTGACACCTGGCCTGAAATTTTTGATGAAATAGATGTTGATGTTGTGCCTATAGAATACTTGCACAGCATCAACGTAAAATTTATAGACGGTAAACATTGGGAAATTGATGTTAAAAAGTCTCTTCAAAAGCCAAACATAAATATAGAAACTGCATTAGAAGAACTATTTGCACACTATGAAGATTCTATTGATTCCATTAACTTTCGTTTAGACACAGAAAAAGTAAAGTACGACATTAAGAAACGTACTGCACAATTTATGAAGAAAAGAAAGTAAAGGCATAAATACATAGAAGAACATGATATCCAGGAGTTTATAAATGGCTTTACAAGTTAGACGCGGCACAAATGCAGAACGATTAGGCATTACACCTTTAGCAGGTGAATTAATATACGTTACAGATACTAAGCAACTGTTCATAGGGGACGGCACCACAGCAGGTGGTACTACTTCTATTGCAGGCACTATCGATTCGTTGCTAGCAGATACATCACCGCAACTAGGCGGAGAACTTGATTTAAATGGTCAAAATATTACTGGTACTGGAAACATTAATATAACAGGCACAATTACTGCAAGTGGTAATATTAACTTAGGTGACGGTGTTGGCAGTGATATACTTGTTATAGGCGGAGCAATACAAGGACATTTAGTTCCGGATACAGACATTACTTGGAACTTAGGTTCAGAATCAAAGCATTTTAACGAAGCATGGATTAGTCAGCTTAATGTAGAAAACCAACTTACTGTTGGAAGAATCATGGGCGATATTATTGCAGACGATAGTACTGTAGTATTTGACTCATCAACTGGCTTAGTTACTGCAGGACAACTTACTGGCACATTACCGGCAGGAGTTATTCCTGCTGCAATGACATCTAACATAACTGGTGACTTAACTGGTAACGCTAATGGATCGCACACAGGTACATTTGATGGTGACATGACAGGCTCACTATTTGCTGACGATAGTACGTTAGTAGTAGACGGAATTAATGGATCCATGCATGCTTCATCATTTATACCAAATGGTAATATAATTGAAGTAAGTTCAATATCAGCAGCTACTAGTGTAAAACAACAAATTATATCATTAGACTCAGACAGTGAACTTATTCTTACTAGAAAATCTGCATCAGATTTAAGTGCAAGTTCGGCAACGTTAGGCACAATATCATTCGGAGTAGAAGATTCGAACGGTGCAAAATCAGGTGCAATTATACTTGGTAACAGAAATTCACTATATCTAATGGCAGATAGTGCTGGAGCATTTAGTGATGCGGCACTAGCAGTAACACTAACTGACGGTAAACTAGCAGTAGGTAGCTTTGGTCCTGCAACAGAAAAACTTGATGTAGTAGGAAATATTAAAGCAAGCGGGTCAATTCAGCCAGGTGTGTATGCTGATAATACTGCACGTGACGCGGCAATTACAAGTCCAGTAGCAGGTATGATAGTGTTTAACACAACAGGTACTAAATTCCAAGGGTACACTGGTAGTGCTTGGGCAGACTTAAACTAAAAACTAGTCTAACATAAATTAACAAAAGGCACGCTATGTGCCTTTTTCTACCTTAGAAGCATTAAAATGCGTTAAATACTATATAAGAGTAAGAGGTGTATATGGAAATATTAATTGCAATAATTATAGGTATCTTATGGAGTCAAGTGATCAGTCACTGGGGCGCAAGTATATTGCTTCATAGATACTACT